CTCCTGCCATTCCCGCCAGTACTCTCGCTTAATAATAGCGGCTTCTTCTGCAGTGGGGTGCTGCTGGTACTGGGAATTCCACTGGAACAGGGGCATTGAAGCTTTGGTTCGGTGGAGTGCGGCTAAGGTAAAGAACTCAGGCCAGAGCGGTTTCTCCTTTATCCTTGATTTCTTTAGCGCACTTATCGGTATCGGGCTATCTGGGGATACTTCAATCTCGACAGGCTGCATGAACCCATCCTCATCAGCCTGCTCTTCTACAGTTACGTAATAGTCTTCTGGTATTTCAAACACAGCAGGAAATTCAACAACGTGGTATGTATCAGCCTCGTCGTTGGTCGCCATGTCTCGGACTAGCCGTCCCGTCAGGTCATCCATATGCCATCTTGTCTGGACTACCGCTACCCTTCCCTTCGGCATGAGTCGAGTACGCGCTCCGTAGGTAAACCACTCGTAGGCTTTCTCAAATACTCCGAAATTACCGTTAATTACGTCTTGCTCCGAGTGGGGATCGTCAATAATGAGCAAATCCGCACCACGGCCTGCAATCGAGGAGCCTATACCACAGGCGTAGTACTCGCCGCCCGCGCTTGTGTTCCACCGGCCTGCCGACTTACTGTCGCTAGACAGCCCTACGTTCGGGAATATCTTCTGGAATTTCGGTGAGGAGATGAGGTTACGCACTTTACGACCAAAATCTACTGCCAAGTCCGTAGTGTGCGACACCATCATTACTTTTTTAGTGGGGTTACGCCCTAAATACCACGCTGGGTAGTACAAAGACGTTAGGATACTCTTGCCATGACGAGGCGGCATGTTCACCGCCGCTCTATCCTTGCCCGTTGTCGTACCGTCTTCGTGCTCAGTTAGGCCACCTTCCAACTCCATAAAAAGATCGGCTAGTATCCTGTGGTGTTTCCCAACAATGTAGTCCTCTTGCATGTAGCAACAGAAAGCAATCAAGTCATTGTACGCCCCGTCTATCGTGTTCCGCTCCTCCAGAGCCTCTAAGTTCTCCAGTATCTCTGTAGCTTCCGCTTTAGAGTAGCTGTTGATGTTTTTAAGTAGGAGGTCAATTTCTTCGGGGGACAGGGAATCACCCGCTAGGTCAGCGGGCTTTGGTTTGGGTAGGATATTCTCTGGCGTTACGTCAGCTTGGACTTTCATGTTCTTCTTCTTGATCATCTGCAAAGATGACTTCGCCTTCAGGGCTGATAGATTTCTTTAAGGTCAGCAGCTTTTCTTGCAGCTTGTCTCTAAGTTCCTTGCTAGAGCGGTGTGTGACCACCACTTCCTTCTTCTCAACAAATAAACCTACGTGGCCCATTTTGCCTAGTAGCTCCAGTGCGCGGATACGGATGCGCCCATCAGGGTTTTCAGTCTCTAGGACTAGCTTGTTGACCACGGTGTTGCGCACCTCTGCTGCGTTATTCGCAACTAGAACGCCGAATTCTTCGAGTATGTGGTGGGTTTGGACAAGAGAGGCGCTTGTTAGTGTGGCGAGGCGGGAATCAGTTACCTCTTTAGAAGTACGCTCCATGTCCTTTGCGTAAGCCATAGCCAGCGTAGCGGCAACATCGTTATCAATCTCGCTAGGTTCACCGGGAGATACGCCGTGTTCTTCAAGCTCAGCAATCGTTTTACACGCGGCTGCAGCACGAACAGCTAAGTCCATGTAGTTCACGTTTTTAGGAATCTCGATGCCGAGTTCCGGGGTTAGCTGTAAAGCCATAATGCCTTCGCGCCAGTGATACTGGGATAGGCGAAGTATGCCGAGTTTGTTATTTTTTTGCAAAAAATTTTTTTAGAGGCGGGTTTCGAATTTTACTATGAAAAACGTGGGGAAATGCAAAAGATTCGTCTGGATTAGTATGTATACACGCGCTGGCGAGCCTTCGGAAATTTGGGGCATAGGGGCGGGGGTGGGTTTGCGGCATATTGCCGCGTTTTTCTGGCTATCGGTTTTCAAACACTGGCATTAATCCCGTCAATTCCCTACTATGGGAACCATCAGGACAACGAACACCAACGAGTGTAACGCCCCTGAATATGGAGTTAACAGTATGAGTAAATCAAACGTTTCAACAATAGCATCGGTAGCACTTGCGAGTATTCCCGCCATGACACGCGCGGAAGCCTTCGCAGATACAGCAGTGCTAGCAGGTAATGCATTCGCTTCCTTAAACAAAGAGGAAGCGGCGACTACTTCTAGAAAGGATAAGGTCGCTACATATGCGATGGCATTGATTAGACGTGGCGTAGTAAGTCTACCTACCGCCTTTGATCGCAACGGCATTGATGGGGCGGCGTTAATCACTTCCCTATTGCCTACACTTGGAAAGGCTAGCAACGCATTGTTAGCCGATGGGTGGAATCAGCCGAAGCTAACAGCAGCCTTTAAAAAGGCTTTCCCTAAGAGAGTCGATAGAAAGAAAAAACAGGCTGCGTTTGACGCGGATATTGCCGCCCGTAAACTGGTTATCGACAGTATTGGCAGACTGTACGGCCTAGTCTATAAGCACTTGGAGGGAGTCGCTGACGGTTCAGTCGGCAAGAAAGGCGCTGATAAAAAGAAAGGCGCTGATAAAGTCAAGTACACTCCAGATCAAAAGCTAACTGGTAGTTTGCTAGCAGCATTGGGTGTCTTGGATGACGTAGAGAATCAAGCGGCATATCAGTTAGCCGCTTATACGGCAGTAACAAAGGTACTTGATACCTTAATAGCGGATTGTCCGGAAGCGGCGGCATTCGAAAAACGCAAAGACTTATCACACAAAGTCCGAGCGGATAAAGTCAAGTAGTCAAGTAGTCCACTAGGGGGAAAGGATTCCCCCGCCTTTTAACCTTAATAACTTGGAGTAAATAGTATGCCAAATTTTCTTGATTCAATTCAACGTAGTTCTGCTATAGCGGATGCGCGTTTAATGATAAGAATATTGTCAGATGATAAAAAGTTAATGGAAGCGGCAGAGGTTTTAGCCGCACACGATATTGAATTCAATAGTGATCGTGTCGCTGAATTAACTAATCGCTCAATAGAGGTATATGAGGGATTAAAATTATCACGTCATTCACTTAGGTACACCTTAGATGAGGAGCGTATGCGAACCAATGAGCGGCAGCAGCATCAACGGGTAAGCAAACTTTGTAGGGAGTATCAAGATGAGCGATAATCAAAAATCCCTCAGGTGGCACCGTCGGCGAGCGTATGCAAAGAGTTCTATCGCACACGCCGAGCGGGCATTGAAGTCTGGTAATAACAACGAGTTTGTTATTGATATGCACAAAGCAAATGTAAAGCTACACAAGGAAACTCTCAATGAAAAGGATTCTTAGCGAGTTAGCCTCGGCTGCTGTTATAGCTTTGCTTTTCTTGTTTGTTCTTTGGAGTTTCTTTGTAGCTTAGCAGTGTAGTAAATGCCTCGGCCTTAATCGGTCGGGGCATTTTTTTGCCTGCAATTTGTGCAGGTCGATACCAGTAATGTTCACGCTGTCTGCGCTATCCAGTCACCGCGTCAGGTCAATACCAGTAGTATTCCCGCTGTCTGTGGCAACCAAGATTTCGCGGCAAGTTGCCGCACTACCTCAACCGATACCAGTAGTATACACGCTGTCTGCGCTATCCCATTTCATAACAACGTAGCTCAACCAATACCAGTAGCATTCCCGCTTTCTGCGTTGGTTGGAATTTCGCGGCAAGTTGCCGCACTATTTTAGCTCAGTACGTTTACGTAGGTGCTTCAAGGAACTACACTTTGAGAGAAACTACTTTGCATGTTGTGCAGTAAATAAACCCAGAGGTCACTCACAGATTTCGTGGTTTTGGTATAGGTATGATTGGGTACTAGGTAAGGTAAGGTATTGTATTTATTATATATATTTTGTTTTATGTTTTTATTAGTTATTGTTGTTATTGAGTTTGAGAAGTTGTGCAGTTTGTGAAGAAACTTTGTGGGTCTTTCCTGTGGAGTTATTATATAACGCTGAGAACTCCAGTGTATGTCACTGTACGCCTTGCGGACTAGTCGAAGCTGGCGTAGTAGTTTTTCGTGCTTCACAAACTGCACTAGCTGCACAACACCTCCGCACACCAAACCCCACGTGGCACTCAACTTTTTCCAAAAAACGACATCACGTCCCAAAACTGCACTGCACGCTAGATAACGCACTGCACACTGTGTATGCTGTGTATTTCATTAGCACCACAAACGAGGACAGAACCATATGAACATCGCCACAGAGTTAGGCTTCTTTGACCCCACCAACAACACCGCTCAACTGCAAGTAAAGTTCAGGAGAAACTCCACCTGTTGGAAGCTAGCCAAACACCTTAACGGCTTAACCTTTGACGAGCCATCCCGCCTACCATTAATACAAAACCAACACGGTGTACCACTAGCTCTTGCTGATGTACGCCAAGCACTGAACCGAATCAGCAGGGTATGGGGACTAGGTGGATACACCAC